GGCATGGGGGAAAGTCCCAGCGTACCCTATACGTATACCCCCTCAGATTTTTTGGTATATTTTAGGTTTACTACTACAGGTGTAGATATAAGGGATGCAGGAGCAGTAGCCCCCACAGTTCCCCCATATCTGACCGGAGTTAAGCTTTATATAACCTATATATACTATAGGTAAACCTTAGCCCCTCTCTTTAGGTCAACTTTAGAACCATCCAGAGTGATTATTACGCATACTACTGGTGTTTATCCCACTCATAAACTTATCTAATTCCATATCCAGTAGCTCATTCTTACGTTCTCTCATGGCACTATCTACATCTGCTGCCATCTGGTCTACCCAGTACTGCACAGCCATAGCTAACACATCAAGTCTATCATCGTGAGCTAAGGCTCCCCTCTGTCTTGTTATTCGTGTTAGTTGGTACACCAGCATGTACCTTTGAGCCTTCTCAGGTGGCAGGTGTTGTACTGTATCGTAGTCCTTCTGGATAACCTTAGGGTCTATAACAAGCCTATGCTGGTTCATTACAGGCTCTAGGGTGTCAATGATACGTGCCTCCTTCTGCTTTGTATGCCGTACCTCTTCCATAGAGACAGGGTATATCTTCTGCATGTGAGGCTTGAGTAGTTCAGTGAACATACCGTCACCAAAGTTACTCTCAATCAGTACTGCATTAACCTTGTGTTCCTTAGCTAGTTCTGCAAGGGACTTGAGTGTTTCATCACTATAGCCACCCTCTATGCCTCCAGCAGCAGGTACGTGTAGGAAACCATTAAGCATCTTTACAACAGCGTATGCAGTCTCGTCAGAGCCTCTACCAGAGGGGTCAATGGCAAGAACGCTACCAGAGTACTCTAAGCGTCCTACAGTGTCCTCAGGGGCGTAGAAACGGTCTCCTGAGAGGGCTACGTTAGGAAGCTCATTGATCTGCTTAAAGATACCATACACCATCTTCTCTGGTGCAGTGTCCTTGTCGCAGGAGTAGATCATTAAGTCACTTATCTTAAGTGGGTACTTGTTCTGGTCACTGAGTGAAGTATCCAGCATAAACTGCAAAGCAAAGCCACTTCTACCGTAACTTAGTTCTCTCTCCAGTAAGTCTTCATCATTAAATCGCTTAGGGTCTGTAGGAAGCCCATACACGGCCTCTAGGTTTGTTTGTAGGGATTCATACAGCGTAGGAGCCAACCTGCCCCCATACGCTTTCTCTGCGCGTTCTATGGTAGGGTATCTAGCAGGCCACACACGCATCTCATAGCCTCTAGTGATGAGGGCATTGTAGAGAGACATCTCATTCTGTGGTGTACCTAGGTAGATAATCTTACCATTAGGCTTAAGTACAGCGTCAAATTCCTTTACAGTCTCCCCTAGCTTCTCCCTCATCATCTGTGTCATGGAGTTGTTAGGGACTTCTACGTCATCAGCAATGATAATGTCTGCACGGCTACCTGTAAGCTGTCCTGTGACACCCACAGACTTTACTGAGGGGCTACCAGAGGCTTTAGCAGGGGCTACGTCAAAGGCTATCTTAGACCACCTCTGTCCCTCCTTAGCGACTAGGTGCTGACATATAGGCAGTTCCATGATGATACGCTGGGTAAAGGTAGAGAAGTCATCAGCACGTGCCTTAGATGCTGAAACTACCATAAACTTTAGCTGTGGGTCTAGCAGTAGCTGGTGTACTACGTATGCAGCAGTGATATAGCTCTTACCTACACCACGGAAAGCCTCAATTATACAACGCTTAGGGCTATCCTGTAGGTAGTTAGCAATGTCGTACTGCACTGGAGTAGGCTCTGGGAGGCCAAGGTGTTTCCATACTAGGTATGTAAAGTTCCTGAAGTCCTTAAGTTGCTCTGGTACATTAGTCATCATGTACAACATCTATATCGTGAGGATGTATGTCACTTGCTTTAGCCCATACAGCATTGATAGGCGCACAACCAAACTGAAAGGTTACATCTTGTATCTTATGCCCTGAGGTAGCACCCTCAATCTTAAAGCCGTGTGTAGGGGCTACAGTATCTGTACCAAACCCTACCTCAATAGTGTGAGCATCATAACTATTCTGTATCATCAGGTAAGTACGTTGGACGTTAGTATCCAGTATCTTAGTCCACGTACCACCTGAGAGTGTTTTCACTTCTACCTTAAGTGTTGCATTTGGGCCTTCCCTCATTGCATCTTCTCCGCTGCATCAAAAGGCAGATCATTCAAGAGATTAGCCATAGGACTCTCAGCCATAATTACATCTAGGGACGCTCCGTTATCTTTAAGGAACTTAACAGCCACTGATAGTTCACTAGCTGTAGCATCCCCGCTACGAACACGTATGAGTAACTCTTGGGTTACTACTTCGTGTAGTTTATCCAGCAGGTCTCTGTCTGTCACTATAAGACTCCTTGAACTTAAGGAAGGCTTCTGCTTCCTCTAAGTCTTTAAATTGAATTGCGTTGCCTGTCATCTTGTTGTGTTCCATAGCATCCTGAGGGGTATCAAAGTAAATTGTTTTACCATCCTCATGTACACACATAGGGAACACCCAAGCCTGTCCATTCTCATCTACTTCGGCAACCATAGGGTCTTCATGGTCTTCTTTGGTATTTGTTTTTTGTATGTTAAGTTTGTTAGGCATACTATTAGGAACATCAAAGTCTTCAATCTTTAAAGACCGCTTACCAATCATCATTGCCACTCTCCTGTACGGATTTGATCCGTTACTTCTATAGCCCTCTGGCCTACTTGTTTAGCCCAACGACTGTTCAGGAACTCGTCTGCTGCCATATCGTAGTTTCCGTCCCTTAGCAGAGCCATTGCGTTTACGAACTTGCCCACTGTCCCTATCCCTACGTTGAAGGTAAAGTTGATAAGGGCTGCGAAACGTACCTCGTCTAGCTGTTCTGTCCACGGAAACTCCGTCTGTATCTGCACAGTGGCTCGTTGTATATCGTTCTGTAGCAGCATCTCTGCTTCCTCTTCCGATATCCCTACGTCCTCTAGATTTCTTCCCACACCGATTGTAAGTTTGTCTGCTGTGCATTTGTAAGGTTTTAATTTTAGTCCCTCATGTCGCTTGAGTTGCTCAATTAAATTCATTTAGATACGCCTTTATATTTCTCAAAGCTTCGTAGTGACCCTAGCCCCAGCATCCCGCCTAGGACTGGCATCAGCGTCCCCATGTCAAATTCTGGTAGGGGAGGTAGCACAGTACCTGTTAAGGCCACTACAAAGAGCAGAATGGGCTGTAAAACGAAGTGGTAGGCAAAAGCTGCCCCACACACCCACCCAATACACGGTCTCCAACCACCCTTAAAAAGTGATCCTGAGGCTGCTTCGGCCTTATTAATTTCTATCTGACCCTTAGCTAATTCCTGAGCATGGTTGTCAGCCATAGTAGCAAGCTCAAAGGCTAACTTATTCTTCTGATCCTTGTCCTCTATGAACTTGTCCAGTAGACCTGTCACTGGCCCTATCAGTGCTTGAAGCATCCCGCTTCTCCTTGTTGTTCTTAGCTTGTTCTTCAGTTGTCTGGTTTTGCATATCCCACATCATAGGGTATGTCATGCTACGTCTTGGGGTTTGTACTGAGTAGCAAAACGATCATATAGTGGTTTTAGCTCAGCCTTACCATCCTCTACAGCTTGGTGTAGTAGCTCGTAAACAGCCTGACAGTCTGAGAACTTCATCCACACTGGATAACCCTCAGGTTTTCCTAGTAGCTTACGCTCAATATAGTCTGCGGTGTTGGCATAGTGTTCCTGCATTATTTATAATCCTTATGTTCGTGTCCCATCCAGATGCCAAACACACCTGTCATTACACCCATTACTACTGATACAAAGGCTGACTGTGCAGCCGTAGGAACCTCTAGAGCCATAAACCACTCTGCACATCTCCAAGACATGACAGTGCTACACAGCATCATAAAGCGTGGTAGTATCTTCCACTTAAGGAAGGTCTCTACGCTCATAGCTGTTGTCCCTTTAGCTGAATACACTTAAAATTTATAGGTTTTAAATCGTAGCTGGGCATCTCCATAATGTCGTTACCCATCTCATAGGCTCTAGCCTTACACTGATCGTAGGTTTTATAGGGGCCACGTGTATCATTAAACTCCCAGCAGTCGGTAGGTACAGACAGGCTGCAAGCTAGTACTAGTGTCTTAAACATTATTTTATACTCGCATCATTAAGAAGCAGAAGTTCAAGACGTTGAATAGACATCTTCATATCTTGAATAGCCTGTTTATCTGCATGACTTACTTCCATATTACTAACAGTAATAGCTAAGTCATATGTAGTTTTAAGGTTCCAGCCAGCTAAGGCAATAATAATAGCCATTAAACCTGTAATAATCTGCTTTTCCATTTACATACCTAATGCCTTTGCTACTGATACCATGACAGTTATAAGAAGACCTAGGGCTACTGCTAGGATAGCTGTAACTAACCCAACGGTTTTCATGGTGTCTTCAAACTCCTTGGCTTTCCGTATCATCTCTCGCCTAGTCTTAGCTTCAGCTTCTCGTTGTTCCTGTAGTCTCTTAGCACGTTCAGCCAGTATACTCTTCCAAGTACCATGACCAAACCTCATGTCAACCATAGTAGCTACTTCCTGCAACTTCTCTGCTGCGAGTTTAGCATCTATCATTTCCTTAGCTACAGTATCTACCCCAAACTGATCCCCAAGTCCACCCCCAGCCTTCTTGTTTCGGGCTTGTTGGACTTGTTTCTCACCTGTAAACAGGTCATCAATCTGGCTTGCTATCTGTCCAATATCTTGAACAGTGTTAATATGTGTTTTAATAAAATCTACACTTTGTTTAACAAGTGCAATTCCAGCTAGGGCAGTACTGATTGGTTCCATAACTAATCCTTACTAAAATATTTACTGATACCAGAAAGCAAACCTTTGTCTTTCTTCTTCTTCTTCTTAGTGTCGTATTGTTTTGTATAGGTTTTCTTAGCTATAGGAGTTTTTGTATACTTCTTAGAGGATTTAACAACCTTCTGAGGTGTAACACCAGTACCCTTAGTACCCTTGTGTACTTTCTTAGCTTCCATACCTAGTTGCCTAGATATCTTTTCTAGTGTACCCTCGTCCTTATTTACTCCAACAATATTCTTTGCCATAATTATACCTTCATTAGTAAAGAAGCAGCGAGGCCAACGATGACTACCGTTGACCCCATTATCATTGCTTCTAGCCGCCACAAGCGTTTGTCAAGGGCTTCTAGTTTATCTCCAACAGCCTGATACCTTACTGCACATTCTTTTTCGTGTGCTTCAAGTTCTATGGCTACTCTTAGTTCTGGTGATACTGACTGTTCCATCTTCATGCTTCAGGCCATGCGTTAATAACGACAACTGCCCAAGACTGAGTACCTTCGTTCCATTGGTATTTCTCGCCATCATCGGGATAAGCAACAGGTGCTTCCCAGAGGCAAGTGTCATCATTTAGTGTCCAGCTTGCGAATTGCTTGGGCGGAATAAACGCATCAAGAATAGGATCATAAGTAAAGCCGACACCAGCGTAGTTCTTTCTAAATGGTGTCTTGCCGTCTGTGTGTTGTCCTGCAAACGTGTTGTAACTTGTCCTTTTGCAAGCCTGCCCAACCTTCAAAGAATAATAATGCTCCCAATCCATAAGACCTTCATCTTTTCCGGTGATAACTTGAGTAACAATATTGCTCTCATTTAGAAATGCGTAATGCGCCATTTATACCTCACGAAAATGATATGCTGTCTGTTCCAGCAGTAAATGTTGTTGTTGTAAAGCCTGCACTAGTGGAGGATGAGCTAGTCAAACCAGCACCAACACTTATAGTATAAGAATCTGGGTACTTTATAATAATCACACC